CGGGGGACTAAACCTTTCTACAAATTCTTTAAAAGGATATGTGTGTTCTAAATATTCTGACTTTGATTCTTTTATATAACGCATTGTAGTCTTGCTATGAATCAGGTACTTGCCTGTCCATCTTTTTCCATTCTTACTTGAAGGTACGTTGCCGTTAATAAATATTTCTAAATCATTCATACTCTACTTCATTGGGGTCTGGTATGTATAGTCCTAGTGACGATGATGCAAACCTTTTGACTTCTTCAATATATTCAGTCATCTCTTGGTTGCTCAACTTAGTAGTTGATTTCATTCCATCCACCCAAATTCCTTTTATTTGATATTTAGTACGAAGAAACATTGATTTTAATATTTCGTGTGCTTCTTCTTTATCATATCCAGTTTCATTTGAGACAAGCTTGACAACGACTGCCCAGTAATAAGAGTTAAGGTTCAGGCTACGCCTGTTTTTTTGCTCCCGTACCGTAATAAATACAGTCTTACCCTCATTACTGGACAAGTCTTTGTCAAACTGTTCTCTGTTTTGGAAAGTAATCTTTCCGTTTTTTATAAATGCTTTGTGCTTATATATCATTAGCACTCACAATTCATTGTTCCAAAACCTAAGTTAAGGACAACTAATTTAAAACATCTTCTAGATAAATCAAACTTTAATTCAAATAAAGTTATGCCTAAAAGCCTAGCTTCTAATTTAAATTTATCTGTTTGTCTAGCGTTTGCTGTAAAATAATTTATCATTTTCATAATTAAAATGGTGTTTGTACTTCTGAAGAAGGTGTTGAGTGTAACTTCAACGCCTGTTCATAAGCTGCTCTATCCTCTGGAGATAGTACTTTATTGTAACTATCTTTAAAATTTATTTTTTGTCCAGCTGGATTAGCAAATTTATACTCTATTCTTGACTTTATTTCTGGTGCATTGGTGTCTTTGTCTGTAGTCCAATACTCCCTTGACGCCAAACACACCTCAACAACATTGCCCATAATACTATTGGCTGCCATTTGCGGGTCTTTAAACGTCGTTGCTCCTGCTGCTACTAAAAAGTTTTTAAAGATACTAGTTCTTACTTTAGCTGCTGCCTCACTTGTGTGAGAATCAACACCATTAAACTTTAAAAATGCAGTGCCTTGCAGGTTTTCTACAATAAATTCAAAGTATGGTGTGCCTTGATATCCAGCATTTTCATCACTAGTTTTAAAGCTTTTAATAGTAACTGTGTGAGCACCTGCTTTTAAATAACTCGATGTTTGTGTTGGTGTATTCGATGTTAATTCGGCTTCTTCTAATTTTGGAAACATATATTCGGTTTTAATAATTAATAATATAGAGGACAAGTAAGTGCCCTCTATTTCTGAATTTTATGACTCATTATTATATTATACAATTGCGGAGGAATAATGAGCCTCTTTCTTACTAAAGTTTAAACTTATCCTCCTAATTATAATACAATTCACATGCCTCTACAACTTTACCTAAGTTATTTGGAATGTGCAAATCTTCAAACATACCCATAGGACTCTTTGCAGAATCTCTACCTGTAGTGTTTGTTCTAAACCTGTAGCTTACACCTTCATCACTTTTATGTACGTCGGTAAATAAAGCTATTACAAATTCTTTCTCAACTCTTTTCTTCCACCTGTTACCATCTACTGCAACATAACGTTCTTCAACACCATTGTCGCCATCATACACGCCATCAATAGCAGTAAATATAACATACTTGTCAGAGTTTTTAGACTTGTCTAGAATTTTATCTATCTCTTTGTTATAATAACTCCATACATCAAAGCCTTTGTATCTTATGTCGGCTTCTCTGAATATTATTTCTATAAGAGATGTAAATGATTCTACAACTATAGTTTTGATTTTATCACTTTCCATAGCTTTGTCTAAAGCTGAGTGAAACTCTGATACAGATTTAATTGGAACATTCATAAACTCTTTTGCATTTTTGAATGGCAACTGCTTTCTTTCTGTATTAAGAACAGCTGTTGTCTTTGGATTTAAACTAGATAAACTAGTTGATTTGCCTGAACCTGATGGTCCGACAACAATGATATTCGGTTTCATTTGTCTTTCGTTTTTAAATTAAATAATTCGGTTTTACTAATCGGTTTTTTATTATTCTTAGATTGAACAAACTTTACATATCCTTTAAACATAAAGTTGTCTTTGTTTTTGATTACATTTTCTAATTCACCAAAGGTTTCATTCATAACCTTACGGAGAAAAGTTTTGCTAATCCCTAATCTTTTAGAAAGTTTAGTTAAAGCTTGTTCGTAACTAATCATAATGCTGCAAATCTACTAAATATATAACAAACAGCAAAATAGATAGGCAAAAAATATACACATTACATTGTTGGTAAGTCCTCAAATTTTGTTAAATAATCAACAAACCTTAAGTGCTTACTTCCAATGCCAATATTTCTACCTTTAGCAAATATTATTTCTGCCAAACCCTGAACACTATTACCTTTTTCATCAGTTAAGATGTTATAATATTCAGGTCTGTACACAAACATAACGGTATCAGCAGCTTGCTCAATTTCCCCAGACTCTCTCAAGTCAGCTAGTGTAGGGCGACCCCCATCGCGTTTACTAACATTCCTAGATAACTGAGAAAGCGCTAATACTGTTATATCTAATTCTTTTGCTAAATTCTTTAATGCTCTTGTTACATGTGACACTTCTTGTTCACGACTACGTCCATTTAAATTGTAACTAATTAATTGAAGGTAATCTACTACCACCATATCAACTTGTTTAGTTACAACATATTGTCTAATCCTGTTAAGAAGATATTTTAAAGATGTATTTCTACACTCATCAATATATAAAGGCATTTTATCAAAACGAGCTATACTATTATGTATTTTAGTCCATTCGTCTTGATATATAGCACCTTTAAGCATATGTTTGTTGTCAATGTCTGCATCACCACTAATCATACGCATAAGCATTTGATTAACTGACATTTCGTAAGAAAATACTACACATTTGTATTCTCTACGAGCAGCATTAACAGCAATATTAAGAGCAAAACTGGTTTTACCCATAGATGAAGCACCACCAATGATAACTAAATCTTGTTTTTGCCAGCCACTTGTAAACTTATCAATATCTCTGAATCCACTTGGGATACCCGTCATGCCCTGATTATTAACATTGTTTTCAATAGTCTTGACCATATTGGGCATTTGTTCACTGATATGAACCAACTTGTCATTGGACACATTGCCGATTTTTTGCAGTTCATTTTCTGCATAGTCAATGATAGTGAACAACTCGTCATTGTCATTGACTTTGTTATTGATATGATGTGCAAGTGTTTGCAGTTGATTAATCTTGTTTTTTTCTAACAATAGTAAAACAAGGTTGTCTGCAAGATATGGGTCAAATGCTCTTTCACTACAGTCTTGAGCAAGTTTAATAGCTTTGTATTTGTCTTTAGACTTGTTATAAAACTCAGTCATGTCACATCTGCCAGTATTTTGATAAGAGTTGTCTAATATAATAAATAGTCTTTTATTTTCTTCGCATGCAAATAAATCTGCTGATAACAAAGAATGATTGTCAAAGTATATAGTTTTGTCTGTCATTAGTTTACCAAGCAAAACCATTTCTAAATAATTTCTATCTTTCATCTCTTAAATTATTTTTAGGTTGTTTATATATAAACTTTGAATTTTGCAACATTTTTGTAATTTCAGGAACTTCATCTTCCCACCTTTCGTGTTTAATCCAGCGAACAGGGTGAGGCCAATCAGGATACCACATTTGATGTTCATCACATATAGCTCTATATCTTTTTTGATTAGACAGTGCTTCCATTATTGTTGCATATAATTCTGGCGAGGGTTTTAGCCTTTGCCATGCATCAAGGGTTTGTTTTTTACCCACCTTGCGAGGGTATTCTTTCCAGAACGTGTTAAATAAATTTTTCATCCTTCTAATTTTTCTATGATTTCTGACTCTAAGTTAATTAACCAATCATCAGCACATTCAAACATCAAATCCGTTACTTCTATATTTTCATAGAAGATTCTATCTATTTCTACATGAGACCTAAGAGGCTCTGTGTCTGGATATCTTTCTTTTTGTTCTGGTATGTATGTATACTCGATAAGTAAATCTTTACCGTGTATATCTGCTATATATTCTGCCATAATTTTACAATTTTAATAATTAATATTTAGTTTAAAACTACATAGGGGGGAGAAACGGTAATCGGAACACAAAGTATAACCTATTAATAAATAAAGTTAAAATGATTACAACTCCCCCCTTGTAGAATGTGTGAATGAGTAGCGATTAATTGAAACGCTCTTCACGCTTATCATAATAGTCTGCTATATTATCTCCTTCTTTACCCAGACCTGCAACCAACACTTCACGCATTGATATACATATAGCTGGGTCTTCTTGGAATCTATTATAGGTTTCTATTATGGTTCTAGAATGATTTTCGACAAAGTTAACAAAACTCATACAAAACAGCACCCATTTTCTAATTTTATTATAGTCAAGTGAGCCACTATGTTGCCTAAACTCTATAGTCTCGCCTCTTTCATTGTAGCTACAATTGTTAAGGTTAAGCCATTTGTAACGAGTAGACGCATAATGTCCATTAGGGTGACGCGACTTCTTGCAATTGTTTTTATCAAACCCCGCATCAGTATTAGAAACATATTTTGAAAGCAATCTTAACACGCGTTTATATGTAAAAGGATAAAGTTTTTTATTAACTGTCCTAATTTTTATAAACTCTTCAGGTATAGATTGACAATAAGTATTCTTTCTTCTTGATTTAGGCTGAATCCTAAACAATTGTTCTTGCATCATTTGTCCCAACATAATAGATAGTATACTAAATCTTCTATTGAAGTTAGCCCCACCTACATGAACATGAACACCACAAGTTCTATCAACATAACATTCATCTGAAAGAGCTTGACATATATCTTCTAGTTCTTTCATGCCCTTATTGCCCTGAAGAATACCTGTCACATATTCTTTAGCTTCAATACTACCATCATCTACACACTTAAGACTGTATTTAGATGTATAGTCTAAATAACCATCACAAGTTTCCATTTCAACACCAAATGTATAAGGCATTCCATATGTTTTAGTAAACATAGTATCTACAATTTTAAAGGTGTTATCCCAGGTTTCTCCCTCATCATATTCATCTTCTGGAATCCAATCTTCTCTACTTTCAGAATATATAAAACCTCTCTCTTCTGCTGTATCACGACACTGAAAATATCTATCAGAATATTCTGAGTATTCATAGTCAGTGTCTTGATGAAACCAACCTTCGCTACCTTGGTATAGGTCTCCATAAATCATTTCGCCTTCACAATAATAACATTCATTTGTTTCACACCACGTTATTGAATCATCATCTTGATGATACCATAGTCCATCTGATTCATTCATAACAGCTTCATCACAATGACACCATTGGTCATCATGTAATTGAACACATTCATCTTGATGTTGTTCATCGCCATGCAAATCAGTACAATAGACATCTTCTAATTTTTCTTCCATAACTTAAAGTTTAATATTGATAATAAATGTCTTCAGCTAATTGTTCTAACACCTCAATAGCATTTCTTATAGAAGTTTTAGAGTTCATGTCTAAATCACAATGTTCTATAATTTCCATAAGGTCTTCTGCTGTATCAGAATAAATTTGTGCTCTGTTATAATCTTCTTCCTCATCAGTATCCCAAGGGTCTTGCCCTTCCCATATGTTTGCTTGATTATAAATGCTTGAGTGTGAAGGTGTTACACCTCTGTACCCACCATACGAACGCCAGTCTGTATTTATAACTTTAGCTGCTGGTATAGGCTTGTGCTTAACTTTAATAGTTTTAATTAACTCGCCGTTTTCCCAAACATATACTTTATCTTTTTCACATTCTTTTACATCTTTTTTTCTTTTGGTTAGATTTTCTAAGCCTTCTTCTAAAGAACTAAAGTATGTACCCTCTTCTCTTGTTAAATAATAAAGTGGGTTGTTGTGTCTGTAAGTATATAGTCTGTTGTCATTTGCTGTATACAAAACTGCTTTTGTACCACCAAATAAACCTAAGTTTGAAGCATCTCTTGTTTCGCCAAGCACTTTAATAATCATTTCAGAGTCAACAGTAGTTTTCTTTATGTTAAACTTTTTGCCTACTTCTTCATAATTATTTAACACACCATTGTGAGCACCTATAATTCCTTTGTGCTGAAATGGGTGTGCGTTCTCAACAGTGTTAGCACCGTGAGTACCATATCTTGTGTGTCCTATAAGAACACTGCCTGTTTCGTTTGATTCAAGCATTGGTAATATATTCATAGATTCATCTAATGTTTTGTATATTTTACCATTTACGAACATTCCTGTAGAGTGGCCACCTCTGGAATCATTGTCCGCTAATAAATGTAAAGCCTTCAACACACTTGTGTTTGCCTTACCTGAAAAGCCTACTAATCCACACATATTTTTATTTTTTTCAGTGTTAATAATTTCATGGTATTCATCTATTGCATCGAAGGGTATACCATTTACCCCTTCATCCCAAACCCTACTCATTGTTTGGTAGGTTTTCGGTTGCTACTATAAGTTGTTCTTTCTGTACTTTAGTTATATTATCTCGTACAAGACCACAATCTAAAATTTCTCTAACAAGCCATAGCATATCATTTATCCTATCAAGCTGAGTAGTTTTTGCATATTCAACATATGTTTCTACTCTCTCGTATTTAGTTTTGGTTTTAGAATCATAAGTAACTCCTGTACCTAAATAAACAGGTCTAAGATTTGTTTTCATAAAAGATGTTAAAACTTCATACAAAGACTCTCTACTTACAAGACAATCAACTTTTAAATTCTTTTTATTTGATTTATCTATTATAAATGCTTTGCTGTTTTCTAAATCTTCAAGCTTGTAAGCTTCTTCTTTGATTTGTTTTTTGTTATACATAGGTATAACTTTATCATTATTTAGATACTCGCCTAAAGCTTCTCTAATAATGTTATAGTTTAATTTATGTTTTGTCATAATTTATATTTTAAAAGTAAAAAAATAGGGGACCGAAGTCCCCATTAAATAAACAAAGTGTATACGATAATAAATATTATCATAACAACAAATATTATATCTACTGTATCCATGTTGCATTTTGACCTCTGATATATTTGTCTATAATGCCTAATTTATTTTTAGCATCATAAGATATACGATATTTATCTTTAGTGGCTTTGATAGCGTCTGGTTGAATAGTAATACTTGTGTCCCGTTTTTTAAGTGGTAGAATTGCAGGACCTAACAATTCGCATAAATGATATTTCATAATAATAAGTTTAAATTAAATAAATATTGCCCACATAATCCATATAAATAAATACATACAATACATAAAGGCAAGTGATAACACGGTAGTTACAGATATATAAATGATACCTTGCAACCATTTTGGTAATTTACTCATAACAATAGTTTTAGTTACACAATAGAGAAAAGCAGAAACAATGGATTGACATAGCGCTACCGCGCATGGTGATAGTGAATCCATCAGCGTGGCAATCAGTAAAGAGTAAGGGGATACGTTAGTACCCCCTCACAATAGCTATTACATCTCTGCAGTTGCGTGTTCAGTGACAGTAGATGAACTCTTTGAATACGTAGGAACGTCAACAAAGTTCATTTGTTTGCCTTTTTTACGCATAGCAAATGTTAGCGTAACATTTTCAGCTTGAACATCTGTGTCAAATTCTTTTACACCAGCGTAACCATTGTCACGCAGAATACCATAGAATGCTTTTGCATAATATAAATCTTCGCCTGTGTTATCACAATTGATGATTTCTTCTGCAATGCCTTGAATGGTAGTGTTACGGAATAGCATAGTAACATAGTTCAAGTTTTTATCATCAGAATCTAATTTCATGTTGATAGCAAACGCAGGTAGAGGTTTTTTGATATACTCGCCTGTGTCCTTGTCGCGTCTTGACACGTACAACATAATGTTAGCACACTGAAATGCAGTAGGTTCTGATAGCTCATATTTTTGTGAGCCGTTAGCACCTGTTACAATTTTGTCAATCATTTTGAACTCGCCTAATTGCGGTTTGTAATTGAACATAGTACCTGTTTTGATACCTTCAGTTCTATCGTGTTTAGGTAGTGTTAATGATTGAATTTTGCTGAGCTTTGCAGCAACGTCTTTGGAAAATAAACTTTTCATAATATATAAATTTAAAATAAAGAGTAATGTACGGCTTACTCATTAACCGAGTTGCGTATTGACACACAACCATTATAGAACAGCAAAAACTGTTATTAGTGAACCTCGTTAGGGTAGCCACAATCAGAACATTGAACGATGTCAAATTGTTGTCCTGAATATGTTAACTTGCCATAGTTGATACTGTAGCAAGAAGAACAATGAACCTGACGATGAACAATGTTCTTGGTAAAATCTTTAATAGTCATAATAATAGATTTAGAAATTAATACTTATTGCCAACCACCATTGGGGCAATCTGGATAACTAACACCACAAGATGTCAACATAGCAATAACAATAATAATTGCAACGATAGTAACAACTTCTGGTTGAGGAAGAATATGTCTCATAGTAATAAATTTAAAAGGTTAATATTTGATAAACAACATAAATGAAATACCCAACATCAATAATATCAATGTCGAATGTAAATAAATTAGTCATGATAATAGAATTAAGAGTTAAACCATAATGAATTAAACTGTTTCAAATCTTTTGATAATTAAATCAACAAGCTTGAATAAAATGATGCAAGTAATCATAATAAAGAATTTAAGTTAGAAACTACACAATGCACACAACACTCAAATAGTATAACGCATTGTAAATTATACTACATGGGGCTTGACAATGTCAAATATTTTTCGTAACTTGGGAGGGTGTGGGACAATGACTGTACAGCACAACAAACAAATCACTTAAACAATTAAGCCAATAACGATTAGTAAAAACTGTATAGTTGTATAGATAGTTCAAGGATAGTGAATAATGTGTGTCGCACAAGTACAGATACGAAGATTTTTATGTATTTTGTATTAGTGTAGCACTCAAGAACAGACTTTAGGATGTTCCTGAGGCGAAATTAACAATCCTTTTTCTAATTTAAATCTCTGATTGTAAATTTATGGGGTCGGTATTTGAAAAAATACAAAACGAACTCTATATAATGAATAAGGTTCACACACTTGAAAAAATAAAAAAAATTTTTTTCGTAGATTTGTATACATGCACTTACTAATAAGTTTTCATTGGGGTTTTGTGCTAGGTATAAGGCATTATGAACCCGACACAGAACATCCATACACTGAAGCTCAGTTCTTTTTAGGGCCAGTATGTTTAACATTAACAGATAAAAAGGTATAATATGTGGGGTCATATAAAAAGAGCTAATCATAAGTTTATATATGCTAGAAGTATAAATAATATTGCAGATGACGATTCTCATGCTGACTCAGTGTGTTTTCCTGTTTCTGCTATGAGGGGGTTTTCTTTTATAGGAACAACTCAAATTATTTTGCGTTTTGAAAGCCCTTATCAATATGCTATGGGTGACAATGATGACAACGACGGTGTTTTATTAACATTGTTAACCTCTAATGCTCATAGAGAGTTTATAGACAATTTTACAAGAGAAATAGCTTTTGGAGAAAAACAATTTATTGTATTATGTGACAATGTAACGGGAGAAAGATTTGATAATGTAGGTACTTGTGGTGTCACAGCTAATGTAGGGGCTGATTAATATGGAAAAATTTATATACATAGGTAGTCTTACTGGAAACTTATCTTTAGTTTATCCAGCAGAATCTTGGAGAGGAGCTCACCCTGCCAGCGATAATGAGTTAAATTTATATTTCACACCTATAGTAGAGGGTGGTTTATTTCCAGACAAAGATAATGATGTTATTACTATACAAATGACAGACAACAATAAACACAAAGAAGTATTAGAAGCTTTGGTAGATGAAATAAATCACGGAGATAGTCACGTAACTGTTCTTATAGATAAAGATTCAGGCGAATCTGTGCATTCTCAAATAAGTGGAGTTACAGCTACATTTAGTAGTGACGTTTAATTTTGCAAAAAAACGCTTCGCGTTTATTTTAGTATATTTGCACCATGGAGAGATACGTTTTGTTTGTTAATACAGCCACTGATTATTTAATGTTTCCTTTGAAAGCTTTCATTGGTGCTAAATATCTTTCTGCAACTACTATAGATTTATATTTTGAAAAATCGCCTTTGTCTTATAAAATAACTTTAACTGTTGAAACTGGGACGGGCGTAGATGTTGCCCTAAAAATAGCTGAGTTGTTTAGCAGAAATAGCACTTCTACTATTATATTTAATGATACAATAAGTGCTTGGCCTTTTGAAGAGGTGACAGGAATATCATCATTTACTAAAGTTGTAATAAAATAATGAAATACAATATTACATTTTCATATGGAGCCAATATACATTTAGGAACCTGCGTTGTAACTGCTCAGGACGACACGTCTATGACTAATTATTATAATAGCACAGAAAGTGGGTATACAGATTTTACAACTTTAGATTTAAATGTTGGAGAAAAACTATATGTTACATATGATAAAAGAAATATATTCTTTGCTAGAATATCTGCTATAGCTGCAAATAGCATAACCTTGTCATCAAATCCTGGACAAGTTATACACAATCGTGTGTTAACAAAAGGTCACATATCTCCATATGTAAGAAGAACTCCATACCTATACAGCTATCCTTGCAGTAATTATTGTGGAGCTTCTTTGTCTAAAAAAGGAGAAAATTTTAGTGTATACACAGAAAGTAACCCTATATATTCTGACGCAACACATACTGAGACTAACTCTGTTATTTCACTGTATTTTTTAAAAGGAAATAATGTAGAAGAAATTAAAGTAGAGGTTAAGGTGGGGTCTGAATCTTCTGCAATTAGAGATTTTCAAAAAATTCTAAGACTAGAAAAGGACGTTAACTTTATGTCAGAAATAAAAAAAATAAATAAAGATGTTATCGGTATTAATTCTATAACTGCTTCTAATAAAAGCAAACTATATTAGTATGTTGTTATTTTTTTATATCTTTGGGGAATGGTAAATGAAAAAACAGCTTATGGTGTACTCCATAAAAATATATCGGGAGAAATGCATCATGTTAGCTTTGCAAAAGAATATCCTACTTTAGCTAAAAAAGAAGATAAAATAGTCATGTATCTTATAGATAATGATTATGAGATATTAGATAAAACACTATACTATGTAGGTGGGGAAACGCACACAGGAGTTGAAACATACTTAAATTTAGATACATGTGATTATCATTTAGAAGAATATTCTTGGGTGGAACATGGAGTATGGAAATTAAAATATAAAATTAAAAAAAAGAAAAATGCCTAATTTAACAGTAACCACAAAAGAACATATCGTTTTACAAGGTAGACAACAGGGTTCTACAAGAACAATGACCTTTGCTAATATTGTTGATGTATTTAATAGAATATATTCTTTTAAACAACAAACATTAACATCTTTATATACCACTCATGCAGACACAGTTTCTGGTGCAGTATTTGACGATGGAAGTATAAGATATGTAAGAATAACAAATTTAGGAGCAAGTCCTTTAGCTATAAATGTAATAGGAGAAAATAACTTTTCTTATGCATATGAAATACAAAAGGGACAATCTATGTATTTGTATAATCATTCTTTAGTTATGGAGGCTGATGATGCTGATGCTATAACTGGGACGGAATTATCAACACTAGAAGACATTGATGAGGTAAAAGCATACTGTCACAAAGGAGCGGGTAGGGTAGAAGTTTTCATTGCTAGTACTGAAGCAACAAAATAATTAAAATATGGCATCAACATTAAAAGTAACATTAACAGAAAATTTAACTGTAGATGGCAATAGCTATAGTTCTGAAAGAACTAAAACATTTACAACAATTACTAATGTATATAAAACTACTGTAGCTGTAGGCACAGGGGGTATGTCAGAAGTTGTTGCCCTTGCAGCGTCTGCTGGTAATATAGGCACTCTTGACCAAGATACTATAGAATATTTTAGAATAACTAATCTTGATAGTACAAATTTTGTAGAATTAGGATTTGAAGATACAAGTGGAAATAATGCTTATTATGTTAAGTTAGACGCAGGAAGAAGTTTTATTGTTCCAGTGTCAAATACAACAACAGAGCACCCAGGGTTTTTTGCACACGACAGCGGTCATGTAACAGGTTCTCATGTTGATATAACTAGTATTACTGCAAATGCAGATACTTCTTCTTGCAATATAGAGATAATGGTTGCTATGAACGGATAATATGTATTTATTACAACTAGACAAAAAAGGGGCAATAATAGAAGAAGACGATGGTCTTTATGCAATAGATGAGTTTAAAGACTTAGTAGATGATATGGGCATGAAAGCTATGCTATGGGTGGCTTTAGTATGTGATTATGATAGCCCTTATAGACATTTTGTAGAAAGAGAAAGAGTCAAGTCTGTAAGCAAAAAGATATTTGACAAGTATGAATGGAAGGGTGTAAAAAATGAAAAAATTGCTAACGCAATTAAAAAGTATAAAGAACTTCAATTTGACCCACTAGATGCACAATTAGTAGCATTTAATGAAAAGATTGATGAATATACCCGTTTAATGAGAGATACAAGAATAAACGAGGACAATGCCGAAAGTATGCAAAAGATAATGATTGGTATTGAAAAAGTTCTTAATACAAGGCAAAAACTTTTAGACGCAATAGAAAGAAGGGGTAGTAGACAAAAAATAAAAGGAGAAGCAAAAATGAGTTATTTAGAAGAACAAATGAGTATAAAAGATAAAATTTAAAATTATGCCTACAAAAACTAAGATTAGAAAAAATCCTTTTACAGGAGCTACTAGAACTACTACAAAAACTACAGACAGTGAAGGTAAAAAAACTAAATACGTTTCTACGTCTAGTGGTAAGAAAAAATTTAAGAAAAATGGCGTAAAAAGAAAAAACACAAAAGAACAAAAAAAATCAATAAACGTTAAATTAAAAAAGGGCGGCAAAATTAGAAATATGTTTACAGAGCAATACGATTAATATGAGCAAAAAAATTAAAATAGGAGATAAAAGTTATGTAAAAGATGGCAACAATTTTGTTGAAGAGTCAAATTACAAAAACTATATAAGAAAAAAAGACACTGCTACAAAAATTGGTGGAGCTTTAAGTAAAGCTCAAAATGTTGCACCAAAATTTCAAGAGCATGTCCAAAAAGATTAGAAAATACGCCCCAATTATTTATGAGGGCATACCTGACTTAGACCCAGAGTCTGTATCTTATCAAGAGTTTTGGGAAGAACAGATACATAGGTGTAAAAACGGATACAAGCCAAAAGGCATGGACCGTATAACAGGAAAACATTACTATTATCTTAATTTTTATAAGATACTTGGTAATAGTGGAGAGGATGGTAATAGAAAAACTCTAATAGCTCCTTGGTATAGAGACTTAGATAAATTGTATTTTGATTTATTTGAGCAATGTAAGGAGGAAGAGAAAGGAATGATTATTATTAAAGCCAGAGATAAAGGTTTTAGTTATATGAATTCTGCGTTATGTGGACATGAATACACGTTTTATCCATATAATGAAGTGGGAATTGCTGCTGGTTTACAAGTTACAGCAGATTCGTTCTTTGACAAGGTGAAAAAAGGATTAAATGGTCAACACATTAATCTTAGACATTCTGTTTTAAAAGACACGTCTGATATTATTAGAAGTGGATATAAACAAAAGTCTAAAGATGGTAAATGGCAAATAAGTGGCTATCAATCTGCTATACATTGTAGAACAATGTCTAATCCTGAAGTATTTAAAGGAGAACGTTTAAGTGTTATGATATTTGAAGAGGCTGGTGAGTTTAAAGAACTATTAAATGCGTATATGTCATCTAAAGCTTGTTTTATGGATGGAAATATACAATTTGGTGTACCAGTTATTGGTGGTACGGGTGGTGACATAGAAACATCCTCTAAAGATTTTATGGAAATGTACTATAATGCAGATTCTTTTAATCTTATACCTATGTTTATACCTGCATCTGTATGTTATCATGGTTTTTTTGATATAAAAACAGGAGTTAGTGATGAAGTGGGTGCAGAAAAAGAATTATTAGAACAAAGAAAAAAGTTAGAGGGCAGAGATAGTAGCAAGGCGTATAATTTACATATACAAAACTATCCACTTACTGTAGAAGAAGCTTTCTTAAAAACTAAAGGCAGTAGATTTGATTTATCCCTAATAAATGCACAGAGAGGTAGAATTATGGGACACACTAAATTTAAAAATCAAATACAAAGAGGAAGATTAGAATGGGTTTTTGATGATGAAGATGGTTTTATAGAACAAGTAGAATGGGTAGCTGATAAAGGGGGACCATATTTAATTCTTGAACATCCAAATGAAGAGTATGATAATTTAGATATAGGTGGTATAGATTCATATGACCAAGATACTGCAGAAGCATCTACATCTTTAGGTAGTGCTTTAATATATAGAAGATTTGTGTCAACAGAAATAGCAAGCGACTATATAATAGCAGATTATACAGAAAGACCTAAGACTGCAGAAGAATTTTGGGATGGATGTTTAAAATTAGCAGTATATTACAATGCAAAAATGCTTGTAGAGTACACAAAAATTGGTATTATAGATTATTTTAAAAGAAAAGGGGCTTTAAGATATTTAAAAGAAAAACCAAAAACTGCACATGCTCCTGGCACATTAACCAGGAATAGATATGGATTACAGATGAATAAACAAACTAAATCTGTAATGGAGCAGTACATGGACGATTATATTAAAACAAATGTTGATGATATATGGTTCATAGATTTGTTAAATGAGCTTGCTGATTACGGAACAAGAAACACGGATAGGGCGATATCTTTTGGTTTATGTCTAATACACAATGTAGACGTATATCAAATACAAGCAAGAGAAAAGGAAACGCAAAATAAAAAGTTGGGATTTGTTTACTATAAAAAAGAAAATGGTAGATTAGTTCCTTATAAAGATGAATAGTTATGTCGTATACAAATTTTCCAAGACAACTACTTAGTGATAAGGAAAAGACTAAAGAATGGTGTGAGCAAAATTTGGACGCAATGTCTCCATATATAGCTCAACACAACAATAGTCTTTATGTTAATGATAGATACAAAGATATTAGAAATTATCAAGCGTATCATGGTCATTTTGACCCAAAAGACTATGAGCATGTAACAGACCAGTACGGAACACCTTTCCCTGCTCGTATGACTAACTATAATATAATAGCTCCTAAAATAGATTTATTAACTAGTGAAGAATTGCGTAGACCACTAGAAACGCAAGTAAATTCTATAAATAAATCTGCAGTTCAAAGAAAACAAGATATAAAAGTAGGTTTAGTAGCAGAAGCTCTTTTGTCAGAAGTTAAAAAAGAAGTAAACCAAACTATGGGTATGCCTATAGCAGAAAATGTTATGGGAATGGAAATACCAGACAACATAGAAGAGTTTATGCGATATACTTATAAAGAGGCTATAGAAGAAACAGTAGAAGATGGATTAAACTATTTAAAAGAAAGATACCGTTGGAAAGATTTGTTTAGAAATGGTTTTAGAGACCTTTTGGTAACAGGTAAAGTTTTTTATAAAACAGAGGTGGTAAACGGAGACCCTACGATAAGAAAAATAGACCCAAGAAACATTGCTTTTGATGTTTCAATAGAAAGCGATTATTTAGATAATGCGCAATGGGTGGTAGAACAAAGGTGGTTAGGTATAAACCAAATACTAGATGAGTATGGTGAAGAGCTAACTAAAGAAGATGTAATGGAATTGGAAAAAATGAGACACATATCTTCAGGAGATGAATTGGCTCATTACAACTCTAATTTAGATTGGATACAGTACGATAGTTCAACTGGTGTAAAAGTTAGGCTTATACACGGAGAATGGAAATCTATACGAGCTATTAAAGTAAAAATATCCCCTAATAAATATGACCCTACTAATCCATTTAGAAAAATAGTCAAAGATACTTATAGACCAAGAAAGGGAGAAGAGGTAGAAACTAAATATGTAGACGATATTTGGGAGGCTACTAAAATAGGTGGTCAAATAATGGTTAATTGCAGACGTAGACCAAATCAAGTAAGGTCTGTAGATGATGCGGGACCAGCTTCATTATCTTATGTTGGTTGTATACATAATTTATCTTCAGGTAGAGTTACAAGTTTAGTGGACGTTCTTAAACATATTCAAATGTTATATAATGTGGTTATGTACCACATAGAATTAACATTATCTAGAGCTGGAGGAAAAGCTGTTGTTTACGATGTTTCACAAATGCCGTCAAATATAGGTATGGATATGCAAACTGTATTGTATCATATTAAAAATGACGGAATCATTCCTATTAATTCTAGGGATGAGGGTGGAGTAGATACCGCAAGATTTAACCAGTTTCAACAAGTAGATTTTACATTGTCAAATTCTGTACAACAGTTAATGAACTTAAAATTAATGCTGGAACAAACTGCAGGTCAAATTTGCGGTATATCTCCCCAAAGAGAAGGAGCTGTTTCTCAATATGAAGCAGTCGGCAATGTTCAAAGAACTGTAACACAATCTAACCTAGTAACAGAAAGTTGGTTTTATCAACATTCAGAAGTTAAAAAAAGAGTTATAGAGCAAGTTTGTAATTTAATGAAGGTATGTTGGGCTGAAGGTAAAAAAGCTGGATACATACTAGGAGATGGTGCTTTTAAAATGTTAAAAGTTTTACCTGACGTTGCATTAAATGATTATGGTATATTTATTACTGAAGGAGGTAAAGAAGATGCTATAAAACAAGCAATAACACAAATGGCACAATCTGCTTTACAAAGTGGTAGTATTGGTTTGTTAGATGTTATTAAAGTTTTAAAATCTGATACACTTACGGAAGCAGAACATATATTAGAAAACGGATTGCAAGAAATGCAAAAACAACAAAAAGCTGCACAAGAAGCGCAAATGCAAGCACAAAAAGCTGCTGCGCAAGAAGCTCAAGCACAACGTGAACATGAAACTAGCTTGAAAAAATTAGATGTTGATGGTAAAGTAAAAGCGGCTGAAAAATTAAATGAAGGCAAAATAGCTGTTGCCAATATACAAGCAGATTTAGAAGCTGATATAGCAGACGATAAGATAAGGGCTAGTTTTGACAAAGAAGCTATTCAAGCAGACCATAAGCAGAAACAAGAACAAATGAAATTAAAGCATGATAAAGAAAAGTCTGACAAAGACAGACGTGCAAAAAACAAGTAAAAAATATTAACTATCTTTGTAGCAAAGTAAAGAGCAAAAATTATAATTATGAGTGAAAACACAAAAACAGGCGAAGACCTAATTGAAAAGGTTGAGCAACAAGTTGAGGAAACAACAGAAAACAATGAAAGTGCTGGGTTTAACCCTAAAGCATTTATGTCAGAAGATTCTTCTGAAGTTAAAGAAGAAGCTGTAGAAGAGCAAAAAGAAGAAGCAGTAGAAAATAGAAGTGCAGAAGAAGAGGAAGAAACAGATGAAGATGATTTTTCTTGGGACTCTATAGAAACTGAAACTAAAGAAGAAAGTGTAAAAGAGGAAGAAGAGGATTGGGACGCTAAACCTGAAGCAAAAGAAGAAGAGTCTGACAAAACAGAAGAAAAAGAGGCGCCATATGATTGGGAAACTCTAGCTAGCGAAATAGGGGTTAAAGCTACAGATGAAGAGAGCTTTAAAGCCGCAGTAAAACAAATGCTAGACAACCCAGCTCCTGTAAATGATACTATTACACAGTTGCAGGATTTTATAAAAATGGGTGACCGAAAACTTATCGAAGCTGACCTTGAGGCATCGGGAATGGAAAAAGAAGAAATTAAAGATACTGTAGATAGAATGCAGGATTCTGGTCTTCTAAAAAGGGAAGCTGTTATGTTAAGAAAAAATTTGCAAAACTATATTGCTAATGAAAGAGATAGATTAAGAAAGATAGAAAAAGAAAGAGTTGCGACAAAAGAGAAAGAAAATCTAAATAGCAGAAAAGCTTTGCAAAAATATATAAAAGAAAAAGAGGACTTTTTTGGAGGTAAAATTAAAAACACCGAAAAGAAAGAACTTTATAACTATATAACATCAGGAGAATTTTCTGAAGAATTATACAGTACTCATGCCAATGTTGCGGATGCTGCGTTCTTATGGAAATATAAAGACAAAATCTTTAAGATGTTACGTGGCCAAGGAATGGAAAAGGGTAAAGCCGCAGTAATTAATAAAATTACTAATCCAAACTTAGGACGAAAGTCTCAGCATGTTGAAACTAAACAAAAAAGTGGTTTTGACCCTGTTGAGTTTATGAAGTAATAAATAAGAAGGCAACGCTATTTTATTTGTTATTG